CATTTGTCATCACGGAAACGTACAAATCTGGGGAATCGTAAACTGTATGTTCCATCACGGTTTTGTGTGATTACATCACAAAGGACTTCACAAGTACGACCAATGACCAAATTACGGTTAGTGTAATAGTCATCTCTATCAGTATCACTAAAGCCACTACCCACATTGACTGTAATTTCTTTCCCGTCGTCAACTCCATGACAAACCAATGCTCCAAGTCTTCCCAAGTTTCTACCAGTACCTTCTTCAACACCCACGACCTCCAAGTCTACAGTAATAGTTGGCTTCCATTTCATCCAGTCTGTGCTACGTTTACAAACATAGGGAGCACCTGTCTCCTTAATCATAATGCCCTCAAACCCTGCGTTGACATTATCCTTAGCATAACGTTCAAGCTGGTCCTTACCTGCGGCTGTATCTAAGTCAACCATGATGTGTGGTAATAGTTCAACGTTAGGCATAGTATCAACTACAGGACGCATGGCATCTAATAGAGCAATACGTTTACGTAGTTGAGCATTCCAATGTCCTCTACGGAAGTCGGCTAATGGAACAATGTCAAAAATATTGAATACACTATCATCGGCCTGTACATCGGTCTTACGGCGTGCTTGTCGCATCAGTTCTTGGAATGTGTTACCAATCACTTCACCATCTAATACAAAGCCATCAACTAAACTACGACCTTGGTCGGTGCCTTTACAAGCACGTACAATCTTTAGGTAGTTATCACGTACCTGGTCTTCAATATGAGTAAAGTTATCAAACTGTTTGCCGTTACGACTAAAACAAATAGTAGTGATATCACCACTATCGCTAGGGATAACCATTAGTAACACACGAACACCATCAAGCTTAGGCTCAAGGCGTTTGATACCTTTCATCTCAGGGCGACCTTCGCTATTAGTAGCAAGTTGACAACCAAAGATTGGGATTTCATAATCTGTTTTTTTACAGATTTTGTTGATAGTTTTATCACTAATGCCTGCACGTAAATCTCTACGCAATACAGGTGCTAAGAATGTATTCCATTCAGTACTATCAAAACGTTCACTCATTTCCTGAATAGCATCACGTGCCGCATGACCGGTCACTCTACGTTGACTAAGTTGTAACATCAATTCGTTGAATTCATCCCAGGGGTTTTCTGAATCAATAATACCCACTGTATCTGGTACTTGACGAACACCAAACGTAATGTAAGGGTTGTAGCAGGCTTTAGTAAATGACAAGAAATTGATAGCATTACTACTGCCTAGGACACTTGCCTCAAGAGCCTGTGAAATCACATCTTCCTTATGTAGGCGGCTATCTGATTCGTTTAATTTATTAATCCAACTTGCACTCATTCTTCAACTCCAAAATGTTTTTGAATCTGTATCACAGCATCGTCATAACCATTTAGATATAAGTTAGTCACACATTCCTGCACAATCAACTCGGCGAACTTTTCTAAATCTTTTAATTGACCTTGTTCTGCTAATGCCGTAGCATAGTTTGTAGCTTTTACTATTTGAATATTTGCCTGTTCAGCAAGTTGTTTAATTCGTTCATTCATCTTTTATCCTGAAAAGGGCCACGCTGTTGTTGCGACAAAAGGTTTACGGGGCTGTAGTTCTACTACCTCAATACTAACATTGTACACATCCTCGTCAACTTTGTCAACAACAAATGGACCCAAAATAGTAACAGTATCTTCTTCTACTTCCCAACCATGGTCACCATCATACAGCCAACCGGCACCACCATCTTCCCACGCATCTTCAATTTCTTGTTTTTCTTCATCAGTAAAACTATCATCAAACTCAAAGTCTACCGCACAAAGGTCATCAAGTTCTGTACCCCAACCAATACTAGGATCAACACAATGGTATCTGTCATCACTGTTAGGTAGTTCATCTTCGGATTCAACAAAACCCTGTCCCCAACGATACAGTTCAGTTACACTCCAGCCACGAATAGTACCATCGGGCATTGTTTTGTAAACATCATAAAATGCTTCAACTGATTTTTTATCACGGGGTTTGATACGATACAAAATAGTCATACTGATTCCTTTATCTAAGATACTATTGTAGCACTAAGTGCATTTATTGTCAACACTTACCAACTGCTATTGTAAAAGACTTTTAGTCCCAAAAACAGTTCAGCTTTAGCATTTAGGCAAAACTTTAGGTCATCTTCATAGTAATGATTATCAGCAGGTTTACCAAAAAAGAACCCTTCAGTAAACGGAAGCTGACCATAAGTAATAGCACGTTCTAGGTTGTCAATATCTTTCCAAGTAAGTTCTAACTCAATGCCATTAAAGGTTTGGTCTTGACTTTGCAAACCGGGCTTACCTCTACTCTCCCAAAGCTTTTCCATCCAGCCATGTAATGAAGGGTGTTTACGCCAATAGGCAAGTTCACGTGGCTTACTGACAGGTCCACTAAACTCGTTTATGTCTTTATCCCATTGTGCGGTTTCATAGAATTCACTTTGTTGTCCTGGCTTACTGGCAACATAAGCATACATATCAAGTCCCATCTTATCCTCCATCCGTTTGCGTTTGTATTTCACTTGGTTTGTTCAACTGTAACCTGTTGAATTTTAGCGACACCATTATCAAGTAGTTTGGCAATACCACTAAAGCCCACTGTAGCAATAATGATACCAAATACTGTTCCAATAATAAAGTTTTTCATTAGTTTACTCCAAAATGTTTATTCAAATCTTTCCTTGCTTCCTCTGATACTAGACCAACATTCTTGTTAATCCACTTTACGGTTTCTTGCACAATCAGTTTAGTGTAGATTTCTATTTCATTGTCATAGTTACTTGACCAGTCAATTTTGCCTGCGCCTGGTCCCCAAGACTCATCTCTCCACAAAACAAAACCTGAATCCTTTGCTATTTTTTTAGTTCGTTTATTCATTGTAATCCTTATTGATAAAATCTGTAGTGTCGGGTAATACTTCTATTACTGTAAAATTATCGGCAGATTTAATAAATCCATTCAGTATGCCCTGACCATAACCTGATGTGCCGTATGAGTTTTTACGACAACGGTAAACTGAACCACTACTTCCGCTAAACAAGTAATAATCACCATCCATGGACACTTGGGTGATACCTGAATTTAGTTTCCAAGAATCACTACCGGCAAAGCCGCCATACCAAACGGCAAATACACGATAATGTGTTTTATTGTTGTAAGCTTTATCAGTAAATTTAATTACTAGCCATTTGTCCGGTGAATATTCGTTCATACTACTTTTTCTAATACAGTTGCCGCATCCGTGTAGCCATGATTGACTAATGTTTGTTTACAGTCTTCAACAATAAGTGTAAAAAACTTATTGTATGCTACTTCACATTCTTCTGCACCCATCCATTTGGGCCAGGGGTTGCCATTCAAGTCTACATACAATCCTGCTTCCATGGCAAGTTTTTTGTAATCCGGCATCATTCTAATAATCCTTTTTTGATAGTATTATCTAATTCTTTGATATGATTTATTTGTTTACGTATCTTCAAAATCTCATCAACATTCTCAGTAAGAACTCCCACAGCAAGTTGTTTATTTAAATATTCAATTACATCACCGAGACCAATGGACCATTCGTCTAATATTTGAGAACGAGAAAATCCTTGCAGTTGCATTGCTTTTAATTTAGATAAAAAGAATTCATAGTGATTCATTTATTGAAAACTTTTTCAAATTGATTATTTAAGTTTACACCGGCTTGATTAACGAAGGGTGTAATATCTTTTACATACTTTTCTAAGTCCGTTCGAATATCATCTGGTATCATACCACCTTTGTAATTTTCAATAAAGGTCACAACATGGTCAGGCAATGTGGGTTTTTGTTTATACTCGTTTATTCTTGGCATCATCAAACTCCAAAATGTTCTTTCAGTACCTTATGTACAAAGGCACCGGTAACAGCATCAGTATCATTGAACTTATTATTACATTCTTTGATAATCAAAGTGGCAAAAGTTTCCGGATCAAAGTCATAGGTGTAAGTAGACTCATTTCCATTATCATCAATCTCAATGTATCCACCTGCTTTTTTGAAAAGAATACGTAATTCTTCATTCATTTTTCAACTCCTTTTGATAACTCTTTAGGTAAGCAAACCGCTCTAACTTTCTTTTCTTCTAAAGCTTTTACTGCTTGTTGGCAAATTTCTTCTTTAGAATAGTTTGTGTGGAACTGTAAATGTGAACTATGTGCACCAAACACAATGAATAATACCCAACTCATGCGTACCTATCTACGTTCTGTCCTGAACGATTCATTACCCGATTTTTTCTAACACGTTCTTCCTCATTCATTTCGAGGCGAACCCTGACACGTTGTCTTTCAATTGATTCATTATTGTATGGATTGTACAGGCTTTTTGCCTGAAGCAATTGCATATTGTAATGAATACCATTGACTAACATTACACCAAAACCTTTACACGGTTAAGTTGTGTAGTATTTTCTCTATGTGCTTTTACAGTGCCATAAATGTCAAACATCTTACCGATTGGCAATTGACTTTTGTAAGCAAAGAACAATACTTGGTTATCACTATTGATACCGGTAACGTAATGTGTACCCCATTTTTCTGAAAACACACACTTCAATACTTCAATACTGGTTGAAATTTTATTGCCGATATTACCAATCAATCCACCATTAGCAAAATTGATACGTTCATCAATTGACTGACGTACAACTCCACGCTCATAACAACTTGGCAAGCTACAAATAACTGCCACATCATAGTTACTTTCAATAACATCACGGTTGCTAATTAGCATAGCGGTGTTATCAAATTCATTGAGGCGTTTACCTTGCAGTATTTTGAAAGTGTATGCCTGATAAAAAGAACGGACCTTTTTACCTTGCTCACGGTCTTCAGTAGTAATACCTGATTGGTCGACTAACAATTTTTCAGCAACCAACCGATTGGATAATTTTGTTGAGGTAGAATCTGATTCACTAATCATACTCAACTTAACGTAACCATTATTGATACGTTGGGCCGCACATGCCGCGGCCCACACATCATCGGCATTGAAATTGAGAACAAGTTTCTGAGTGCGAGCCATGATATTAAGCCAGTTCGTAAATGTATTGTGCTACAGAAGGATCCAATTTAATCAACTCACGTGCGGCCTTAACCAAGTGATTGTATCGTGCCTGAACCTGACTACGGGGCAACTCACCATCACAAGTCAAATTTTCGGGACTCAAATCTGCATCAATGCTTTGGGCAATGCGTTGACGGTCTGTTGAATTTTGCAGACTCAACTGAGGACCTTTGAAGATTGCGGCATAAGCGTTTTTGCGATCCAGATATGTAGTTAATGCTGACATTTTGTTTCCTTTATTTAACTGTCTAAGATTGTATTATATACCCAAAACCATTTATTGTCAAATTATGAACCGGTCGTCACAAACAAGATTTCTGGATCAATAGAGCTTTGTT